AACTTCTTGTTCAAAGGTATTGCCACTCGTGCATTTACTCGTGCTTTTGCTATTGATGATCACATTGAAGTTAAAGATGCTGAGTTGTTTAACGGTATGCTTAAAATTGTTTTAGAACGTCTAGTTCCAGATCAAATGAAGCCAAAGAAAGTACCAGTCAACACTCGTGGTAAGAAACAACTACTACGTGAGGGTTCATATGATGAAGCTGCTGAACGACTTTAAAAACTTTGTGTATGGTATTCGTGATGGTATCCATGAATTTAAACTCTTTAAAAGAGGTAAGGTGAAGTGATTTAGTCATACAAATTAGGGAGACTTCGGTCTCCCTAAATACTTGTATGATGAACGCAAAAGTCTCACCCAATCTTATATCTTTTATCACCATCCGCAGAGGAAACTGGGTGATGAAGATATCTGTATTCAAACGCAACTATGTAATGATTGTCGCTCAGCATTATTTTGAGACTGACCAATTTTTTGTTAAACAATTTACACATCATAATGAAGCAGTACACTTTATTGATATGTTAGCCCTAAAGGATGATTATGAGAGTTAAAGTATTTAAACTTGTTGATGGCACTGAGCTAATCGCAGAACAGGTTCACACGTTCGATCAGTTCTTAGAACTTAAGTCACCAGCTGTAATCGTTTTACAGAAAACTGAACGTGGAGTTGGTGTTGCGTTGGCACCATACATGCCATACGTAGAAGGTAACTACAAAGTGATGCGATCCGCTATCGTTGTTGATGGTGAACCCAACATTCAGATGCAGAACGAATACAGCCGAATCTTCGGCTCAGGCATTCAGATAGTCTCAGCTGGAGCAATCTAAGCCTTCTAGCATGTCCTAGAGCCTTCTCACGACCCGATTAGGGGGTTACCCACCCCAATCGTCCTAGAGCCTTCTCCACCCTCTCTAGGCTCCCCAAAATCCATGTCAAATCAACAACTTACGGCAGTCGCCCTCTCCACACCCGACAATAACCCTACCAAGTGTAGGGTTTTTGCATTTAGGTGTTTACTTTAATTCAGATCTGATGTATAATAGTCTTATGATGAAAAGAAAAGGAGTCGTTATGAAACAGTTGAATGCCTACGTCGCTAAGATGAACCAATGGAACGCTATCTTCAAAGGTGAGCAGTTCGAGATCCAATCTGCAAAGGGTCGTCAGCGTCTTGCTGATCGCATCGATGCTGACCTCAGCCCTGAAAACCTTACTTGCGATGGTGAACTTCCACGCAGTGTCGTGCAAACGAAGTATCGGGAATTGACCACTGTCGCTCGCCAACTTAAACAGTTGGATCCATCAGTGAAATTTTATGAATTTGAATAAGGAATATATCATGAATGTCGTTTACAAATCAAAGTCTGAACTCCGCACTGAAACTTCCGAGGCATTGCAACAATTCCTCGCATGTGGTGGGCAAATCCAATTGGTGAAGTCTCGCAAAGCACCTAAACAATTGATGCGTGGGAAATCTACAAAGTCTGGATCGACTGGTACTTCTGGCTTTGCTGTCGGATACCCTACAAAAAGTTTGTAAGCTGTTGACTTTAATTCGATCTTGCGGTATAATAGTTATATTATGATGGAGAATGTGATGAACGAATTCAAATCTTGGGAAGAAATGTCTGACTTGGAACAAGCGCAATGCCAGTTCTGGGATATGTATAAAGATGCATATGGTGTTCGCCCACGTGGCATTGACACCAGTGCTTGGACACTTGATGATTTTACATCTGAGTTTGTGATCCTTGGTCAAGCCATTGATCGTGAAGAAGCCCAACGCAAGATCGATGAGTCTGAAGCATGTGTTCGGTTTGAAGCGCAGATTGCCTCATTGATTTCTTGTGGTGCTCGTGATCGTCAAGCTGCAATGTTTTGGATCCACGAAGCTGAAGGCACGAATGGTGATGACGACTACTTGGCTTGGACACTGGGCTTGCCTTACCAGTACTTCAGGAAAGTAGCATGAGAGTCTTTCAAGAGACTACGAAAGATTGGGCAGTCAAATGTCCCAATCACATCTATCTTTTGACTGATGACAAGTCAAAAATGGTTGCGTTTTATAATGTTGATACAAAGAAGGTGACGAAGTTCTCTAAGCCAATTAGATTCGATACACGTTACCGCACGTTTAAGGAATTGAAATGAATATAAATGTTTTCCTCGAGAGCCTTGCTGCCAATAGTTCCCGTAATTTCAAAATCGAGCAACTAACCGCAAACAGCGATAACGAAACCCTGCGTGAAGTTGTGCGCATGGCTCTCGATCCTTTCACTCAATTCTACCAACGTAAGATTCCAAAGTATGCTCGTGGTCTTCCAGAGAATACTATTAAGTTGGAAGAAGGTATTGATGCACTGTTCGATCTATCGCATCGTATCGTCACTGGCAATGCTGCCATTGAACACCTAACTAATGTTCTCACTAATCTTTCTGAAGATGACGCTAAGGTCATTGAACGTATCATAGCAAAGGATCTAAAATGTGGCGTCCAAGTATCAACTGCAAACAGCGCATGGAGTGGCTTGATCAAAGAGTATCCCGTGATGTTGTGCAGCCAGTTCGACGTAAAGTTGGTGAACAAAGTCCAGTTCCCCGCACTGGTACAGACCAAAATGGACGGAATGAGATTCAATGCAATCGTAAAAGATGGTAAGGTAGAATTCCGTAGTAGAAATGGTAAAGAGATTCAACTGCTTGGAAATTTAGAAAAAGAATTTGCCGCCATGGCAGGGATAGTTGATTGTGTGTTTGATGGGGAACTTCTTGTAAAAGAAGATGGAGTAATTCTTGATCGTCAAACAGGCAATGGCATCCTCAACAAAGCAAACAAGGGAACAATTTCTAAGACAGAAGCATCGAAAGTTCATGCTACTGTTTGGGATGTAATTCCATATGCATATTTCGTTGACGGATTTTGTCCTGTTGTATATGGTAAACGATGGGACTCGTTGCATGCAATATATGAAAAGAATCAATCTGGTCGCATTAGTCTAGTTGACTCATGGGAAATTAATGACTTGGAAAAGGCACAAACTCTTTTTGAATATCTACTGGCAACTGGTCAAGAAGGTATCATTCTGAAAGATAAGAATGGTGCATGGGAAGACAAACGTGCCAAACACCAGATTAAATTCAAAGGTGAGATGGAATGCGACCTTAAGATTGTTGGAATTGAAGAAGGTAATGGCAAATATGCAGGTATGCTTGGTGCAATTCTTTGCGAATCTGCAGATGGAGTTGTAAAGGTTCGTGTTGGTTCTGGATTCAATGATGAACATCGCAAGAATCTTGGTGAAGAAATACTTGACAAAATTGTTGCTGTGAAGTATAATATGAGAATAAAGAATAAGTTGGGAGAAGAGAGTTTGTTCCTACCCATCTTTGTTGAAATTCGTAATGACAAAGATATTGCAGATAGTTCAAAGGATATAAAATGAAATTAGTAATCAATAAATGTCATGGTGGATTTGGGCTGAGCCATGAAGCAATGTTACGATACTTTGAGATCAAAGGTATTACTGTATACCCAGAGCAGAGTAATGACTACTGGAAACATTGGAATTACTGGACAGTAAAGCTAGAAAATAGAATTGAAACTAAAGAGGGTGAGTCCTTTACTTCAATGTCTATGGATGAGCGTATTGCATATAATCATGCGTACTCTGAGCAAAATATCTACGAACGAGATATCGAACGTGATGATCCAGCTTTGGTTCAGACAATTGAAGAACTTGGTGTGAAAGCCAATGGTCGACATGCCGAGTTATCTGTCGTGCAAATTCCAGATGACGTTGATTATAGCATTGAAGAGTATGATGGATATGAACATGTGGCTGAACTCCACAGAACATGGGGTTAATTGATGATTTTAGAAACACTGATAAGACCCAAACGATATTTTAATGTCAGCAATAGAAAAGACATTAATGCCGTAAAGGACTTCTTTGCCCATCATCGATGGGTGGGTGGGTGCCCATTCATTCTAGAATATCCATATATGTCAGTGCCTGATATGTTACGTGACAAACTTATCCACAAAGCACTTGGTATAAAATACGATCGTCGTCACCACTGGAATACTAAAAATGCAAGATGAAAAAGAATATATTGCCTTTATGCATCGAATGGAAACTGAATATCCTAAGATGTTTTCTACACCATATGGTGGTTTCGCCATTAGTGAAGGGTGGTGGATAATCATTGAACAGCTTTGCGCTAACATTCAACATCACCTCAACTGGAAGAACAAAGAAAGCGAAGTTGTTCCACAGGTAGTTGTCCATCAAATTAAAGAGAAGTTTGGTGGACTACGTTTCTACTATGGTGGTGGAGATGACGAGATTAGTGGCATGGTGCGCATGGCAGAATCATGGGCAGTTAATGCTTGTGAAGAATGCGGTGGTATTGCATCCCGCAGAAGTGGTGGATGGATTCGTACTTTATGTGATAAACATGAAGCTGAACATCAGGCTAGGAGAAATAATGAGTGAATACACCCCAGACAAATGGGTAATGGTTAAAATTACCAGCGAAAAATTCCCACCAGTACATAAAGTATTTGGTTGTTGGTATGGTGGATGGGCAGGATCTGACTCATGGAAACTAAACAGTGGTGTTACTAAGGCAACTCTTGATGGATATGTTTATGCATTTGAGGGTAGTTCTGGTTCAGTATATCATTGTCATGTAGATACATATGGCACTAACATGTATGGCAGTGGAGTTTTGAATAGCATGATTGACAAAGCAGCAAAGAATGGAGTCTCAGTAGAGATTCTACCCAAAGAAACTAATTTTATGGAGTTAAATTATGAGTAAGTTTGTATTGGTTGAAGCAATTTCTCAATTTCGTGAGCGATATGTAATTGAAGTTCCTGATAATCATAATGATGGAGAGTATCCATGTACAGCTGTCTCTTGGGCAGAGGATACTGTTACAATCGAAGAGATGAAAGAGTTTTCTCAGAAACATCTTGGTGAAGTTATTACTAGTTCACGTGAAGTCACTCAAGAAGAAGTTCTTAAACTATGTGATGTAGATAATGAATATTGTAAATCATGGGATGACGCTAAGAAACTTGAAGTCTTTGTAACTGAAGTTGGATATAAAAGGGACTATTAATGTTTATCTTTGACATAGAGACACTAGGTGTTGAGTCTAATGCTGTCGTTTTATCGGCAGCATTAATCCATTTTGAACCATCTGAAAAGCCTACCTATCAGAATCTGCTAGATAATGCATGCTTTGTTAAATTCAAAGCTAAAGATCAGGTTGAAAGACTAAAACGCACTATAGATCTCGGAACATTAGAGTGGTGGAAGAATCAACATTCTTATCCACGAAGTGTTTCGTTAGAAGTTAGCAGTGATGATTTAACTCCTGAAGAAGGAATCACCAGATTGCATAATTACATGAACCAGTTTAAAAATCCTGCTCATCAAACTATGTGGGCACGAGGTTCGTTGGATCAGATGGCAATTGACTCACTTGCCAAAAAACTTGACATGCATTCTATCACAGACTATAATATGTGGAGAGATGTTCGAACTGCAGTTGATATACTTTATGGAACATCCAACGGATATACTGACGTGGTGCATCCAGAGTTCAGACGCCATGAAGTAATTAAACATCATCCAGTCCATGATTGCGCTCTGGATGCGATGCAACTAATGTATGGAAAACAAGTTTAATGCAATTTTACACAAACGTCTTCCCTTACGGCAATCGTATGCTTGTCCGTGGGTACGAAAACGGAAAGCCATTCTCACACAAACTTGACTACTACCCAACTCTTTACGTCAACTCCAAGAAAGAAGATAGCGAGTGGCGTACATTAGATGGTGCCATAGTTGATGAGATGAAACCTGGACTAATTAAAGACACACGTGAGTTTGTTAAGCGTTACGAAGAAGTGCAGGGTTTTGACATTTATGGTAATACCAATTACGTGTGTCAATACATCAGTGACAATTATGACTATGATGTTCGCTTTGACATGGAACAGATTAAAGTCTGCACCATTGACATTGAGACTGCCACTGAGTATGGTTTCCCAGATATAAAAGCTGCTAATGAAGAAGTTCTATTGATCACTGTCAAGGATCTGGCTTCAAAACAAATCGTGACATTCGGCTCACATGCGTTCGTTCACAATCGTGATAATGTAGTATACAAACACTGCAACAACGAACAACATCTTCTCAAAGAGTTCATGATCTGGTGGCAGGGTAACTACCCTGATATCATTACTGGTTGGAACACTGACTTCTTCGATATGCCATATTTGGTTCGACGTATTCAACGAGAGTTGGGTGATACATTCGCCAACAAGATGAGTCCATGGGGAGTTATCAATGAGCGCAAGACGTTCATTAAAGG